CTGCCCGGCGACACAAACGATAAAACTAGCCCGCATATGGCTCCGTTCATTAAAGCGCTCGATTACGTAAAGCCGGGCACCTACGAGGATTGGGTGGCGGCTGAAAAGGCGTTCGCGATTACTCCGACATTTGAGCGCGGTGTCACTTACGATAATGCTTTCGTTATTATCGACGAAGCACAGTCGATTAGCCTAGGCGAACTGCAGACGATTTACACGCGTCCAACTGATACGTGCAAAATTGTTACGACCGGCTCGCTGTTGCAGATAGACGATCCGAAGTTGCAGCGTTTTAACGGACTGACTCCGTTCGAAGTGTATATGAAGCATTTCGAGGGTGAGCGCGTAACGTTTCATAAACTCGTCAAAAACTATCGCGGCTGGTTCAGTAATCATGCCGACGAAGTTAAACGGACAATCGAAAAAATGGAGGCGGAATAGATGACAAACACAACAAACGTAAACATAAAACGTATACGTAACGATGCCACATTGCCGAATAAAGCGCACACTCATGACGCCGGCTTCGACTTAGTGGCGGCAGAAGATACGATAATCGAGCCGGGCGAAACCGTCATTGTACCGACAGGCATTGCGCTAGAATTGCCGCCAGGCTACGAGGCTCAAGTGCGGCCAAGATCCGGCATTACCGTCAAGACGAAATTGCGCGTACAGCTCGGCACGATTGACGCAAATTATCGCGGGGAAGTTGGGGTTATTATTGATAACGCCGCAGGCGAAAGTGGAGCTCCGACGGTCTTGAATTACTTAGCGAAGAAGATAGATGGCAAACGTCAACGCGCGAACGATTTATCAAACGGGCGACCAATCGACTATAACACGTATCTAATCCGCAAAGGCGACCGTATCGGACAGCTCGTTATTCAACGTTTGCCTGACGTTGTGTTGTCGGAAGTGGATTCGCTGGGTGAATCGGAGAGAGGCGGCAAGGGGTTCGGCTCAAGCGGGGTGATGACGGAATGAAGAAACTATATGCGTTAGCTTATTTCGATAAAGACGGAAATTTTGTGGAGTATGTACGGAAGGGCCGTAATAACGCAATTTCAGGCTACGATAATCTGTCGGGAGCAAGGCGGGGCTATTCGCAGTCTAAAGGATCATATCGCGCTCAAATATACGAGCTTAAAATCGTTAGAGCAACCGACATTGAGATTATAGATTACAACTCCAAGGAGGCGGAATAATGACAGAAACGAAAATGAACGTAACTTTACTGGCACATACGCAATTGAGCGATAAATTTTACGATAGCTTTGACGAGCATAACGAGTTCCTAGAATACACCGGCAATAAGCTTGCCAATCTCAACGCAACGGACGGACAAGCGGTCGCACTATCCGCAATTCGCACGTGCTACTCCGCAAACAAGCCGTCTGAAATTGTCGCAAAGGAAGGCGCCAAGTATTTCGGCAGCAAGGCAACGGACGGCAAGGGCGGCACGGAAGCGGACCGGCTCATACGCCAGATCGTCGCAAGCAAGCACGTTTCTACTTTGGAGCACTTGACGTATACGTTTTCCGTGGAAGGTATTAGCCGCGTATTACTCGCGCAACTGACACGGCATCGCGTCGGCTTCTCCTTTTCCGTACAGTCACAGCGTTATGTCCGTATGGGTTCAGACGATAAGATTGGCGGCTTTGATTGCGTCGTTCCGGATAGCATTAAGGACAGTACTAAATCCGAAGAGTTTATTGCGGGCTACAACTATGATCGAGAGGATGATGAATACTATCCGTTAAAAAAGACGCTGACTGCTTCGAACGTCTTTGACGAGATTATGGACGATTTACAGTCGGCTTACGATCGTTTGCGGAAACTAGGTATTCCAGCCGAAGATGCCCGCGCTGTCCTACCGCAAGCAGCCGCAACTAATCTCGTACTGACCGGCAATTTACGTAGCTTGCTCGATTTTTATTCGAAGCGTAAGACGGGCAACGGCGCGCAGAAAGAGATCGCTGATTTGGCAGAGAGCTTGAAAGACGAAGTAATAGTGGTCGAGCCGTGGGTTAAACCATTTTTCGAAGGGGAGGCGGAATGATGCGTAGTCTATTAATCGATACTTGCGTCGCAATCCTACGCAAGCTTAACTGTTCCGTGATAATCGGCTATGAAATACACGGAGATATTCGAGCTAAGAACGATTGGGCTCGCATTTATGATAACGACCTTGACGTAGTAAATAAGCTTCCAGACGGCACTATATTCGATATTCCAAACGGAAAATTCTCATATAAAGCGGAGGTGCAAGTTAATGAACGAAACTAAAACGCATGTAATCGACGGCGTAACTTACCGCGAGGTTGAACGGAAAGCGGAGGTCGGGGAGAAGGTTATTATCGTTGCAGAGCGGATGCTCGGTCAAGATCATAAGGGCAAAATTCTTACGGTAGTTGCGGTAGGCGGTGATTTCGTCGAGACTGATGGATTTTGGGAGGATGGTTCCGGACTTAATCCCGTCCAATCAGAATACCGCGTACTTGAGCCGGTAGCTTCGCCGTCTAACTTCGGCGGACATGGGCGCTTGGAGGCGGGACAGCAGGTGCAACCGGACATGGTCGAAAAGCCGCCGCACTACAACGCAGGCCGTTTCGAAGTGATCGAGATCATCGCAGAAGTAACGAAAGGGTACGACGACTCATTCGTTAGCTACAACGTCGGCAATACGCAAAAATACATCGCACGGGCGCCGTACAAAGGCAAATTGGTCGAAGATTTAAAGAAGGCGAAACGTTATCTCGAATATGCTGTCGAACATATTGAAAAAAGAGGAGTAAAATAGGCAATTACTCCGCGGTACCGTCCAGTTGACACAGATGCCACGTAACGCCGTGCATTTCGGCCGTATCGTCGTATTTAAACACCGCGCGGGCTATCGGCATACCGAGCGCATCAAAGATCGCCGGCGCATACACGTAACCGCGCTTGCTTACCGTAAATAAATTGCCGCCTTTAACGAGCGTCACATCGTCCGGCTTGGCAAACGCAATATACTTGTTCGCACGATCAACGAAAATGTAAACTTGCGCCTTCTCATGGCGCGGCAATCCGATTGCTTGGCGCAGGCCCGACGAAAGTGCAAGGCGCTTGAACGCATCGAGCGATACGAATTTGTCAGAGCCGGCCGTTTTCGGCAGCGGTACGAGGTTTAGGTTCGGTTTAGACATAGAAAGACCTCCGATAGTTTTAACGTAATTATATACGAAATTGGACGTAAATACAAACGAAGAAGGGGCGATGAGTTGAGGCTATATTTCGTTGTAACAGATAAATCAACGGTAGAGACCGAAGTAGTAGCCGCCTTAAAACCGGATAGACTACTTCTCTCATACTTCTATTTCCGCGCTAAAGGTATCGGTCAATTAATCGATAAAATCGGATATCGTCCGGAAGTGCTTCTCGATAGCGGTGCATTTTCAGCGTGGAACACCGGAAAGAATATCGCGATTGTTGATTATATGCGCTTCATTGACGAAAATAAGGCGCACGCTGATCTCTATATAGCGCTAGATGTTATCGGAGATCCGGATTTGACGAGGATGTATTACGAAATCATGCGTTTTAAAGGCTATTCGCCAATACCGGTATTTCATTATGGCGACGATCTTAAATACCTCGATTACTACGTCGGTAAAGGCGAGCGAACTATTGCGCTGGGCGGTACGGCAAAGATGCGTAGCAAGCCGACAGTAGCGAAGTGGTGCGCGGATATAATAGGCAAATATCCGGACATCGACTTTCATTTACTTGGTAGTTCATCGCGTCAAATAACGGATCATTGCGCCTTAGCGAGCTGCGACAGTTCCACATGGATTATCGGCGCGTTTAACGGTAGACCGGCGCATATTCCAGGGACCAGCCGCGCTAAGAAGAAAGATCGCGCCTTATACAACATGGCGGAATTAATTAAACAATATGGAGGGGAAGCCGTTTGTTAGTATTAGCTTATTTATTCGCAATCATCACCGCAAACGTAGTCACAGCAGCATTTGCACCGCTTGTTTTCGGTCAGTTTATCGTACCTATGGGAACGCTATTTATCGGATTCACGTTTATTCTCCGCGACTTAGTTCAACGAAAGTATGGTCGCCGTAAAACGTACGTGTATATTATTTTGGCGTTGATACTATCCGCGGTTAGTTCGTTCTTGCTAGGCGACACTCTGGCGATTGTAGCAGCGTCGGCCATTTCGTTTTTATTAGCAGAGACAGCCGATACAGAGATATTTACACGGCTCAAGGCCTCGCTGGCTAGGCGGGTTTTCTTTAGCGGCCTAATTGGCGGAACAATAGATTCGGCAGTATTCGTAGTTATCGGATTATCTCCGATTGGAGCGGGCTTTCTACCGTGGGCAGCAGTTCCGGCGGCTATACTCGGTCAGGTCGTTGTTAAGACGACACTACAAGCGGCCGGTGCCGGCGTTATAAAGGCGGTGGCGCGCTAATGGGTACAGTAAAAGCGGACTTACACGCAAAGGAACGCAGCTTTGAATCACGATACGCACTCAACAACGCAAAAGGTGTCCGGCTACTACTCGGCGATTGGCACGCGCTGAGAGAACGTCGCTACTGCGGCGATACGGACGCCTGTGTTATACTCGCCGACCTACAAACGGCAATTGACCGGGCTGGCTTGACGGATAGGCAGCGGCAAGCACTCCGGCTGGTTTACGTTGAGGATCTTACGCAAGAGAGCGCCGGCGAGCGCTTAGATTGTACGAAACAGACGGTAAATCGGCTGATTAATGTAGGAACGGCGAAAATAGCGCGTGTGTACGAAATGTGGAGCAGGATGGGCGAAGGTTATTCAATTAACGAAGTGGAGGCGGTTTGATGAATACGTCACTAACTAACGCTAAACTTAACGAAGAAATTGACGCACTATGGACGAAAATAAAAGCCGGTTTATTGCTGCGTGAAGTCCGATTTGCAGCCGTTGAAGCACTGACCGACCGTTATATTGCCACAAATGGTGAACGTCCAGAACCGGAAGCGCTGGACCGCCTGGCTTCGCTCTGCTTATACGAAGAACTAACGGACGCTACCCCGTGGAAAACGCAGAATACGGAATATCCGATACACAGCGCCCGCCAGCAGGAGGAAATCGAGAAGAACGAGATTAACATGGCGCCGCCGACTAAAGACGGCCGACCAACGCGACGCAAGCGGTCAGACTACGAAAACCACGTCGCAAATAAGGCAAAAG